AGTCGGCTATTTCGCCTAAGACATTGCTGGGGAAGCGGCCTATTTGACTGGCTTCCCAGGTAGTATCTTTAGATGCGTCTAATCCTTCATTGACATTTTTCTCAGCATTAATATGATTACTAAACGCACCTTGTTTTGATTTTAGACCTTTAAGGTTATCTTTCTTTTTAACTGTGCTTCCTTGAAATACTGGAGCACCGCCTGTTTGATTGCCGCCCCATTTGGCACGCCATTTTGCATCTGCTTCTGCTTCTGCTGGATCATCATATGGCACGCGAGTAGCATCAATGTTGAGAGCACCCACCGCCCACTGTTGGCAATTACGGGCTATGCTGTTGTCCCGGTGTAAAGGTTTACGAGCCAGCACAATAGGTTCGTGTGCAGGTTTTAACTGTGTGCCCCAACCTGCCCAATCATTATCTGCTGGTGCCAATGCATCACGCAAATCACATTGCTCTTCAGCACAATTATTTTGATTACTACCATTCAATGTCTTATTACATTTAGGGCAATTGGTTTTTGGGCCACTTTCAATTTTACTGCGTTTGATGCCCAATGCATTGTCTTTGCGTAATTTGTTAGTGCGTTCAATACTTTTACCAACATCCTGACTCTTGGGAAAGCCTGAACTGTAGATCCACATGATCTGATCGCGGATTTCAAAACCAGCCTGTTCTATAGTAACAGCCAAATGATGATAAGTGCGAGCCGCACTGAATGCAAGGATATGTCCGCCTGGCTTTAGCACACGCAGGCATTCTTGGTAAGTTTCTAAAGCACCTGTATTGGCGTCCCAACTTTTACCTAAGAAGTCAATGCCATATGGCGGATCAGTTACAATACTATCAAAGTGGTTGTCTGGGAATGTTTTTAGGACATCAACATTATTGCCCTGTAATACTTTAAAGTTCATTTCAATACCTTTCTGGGTGTGGGCTGGGGAATATACAAAGGAATAAACCAATGGCATTAGGTTTACAAGGAAACCAGCCCACAAAACTATTTAGCGTCAGGCGTCTTTGAGCCAACGATAACCTGTTCTAAATGTGCAACGCATTGAACCAGCACGTGGTCGTGTGATACCATATCGGGCTGCTATGTCTTCGGTTGAAGCTGATCTAATCCATAATATGTCAGCTTCACTGTATTTGTATGTTCTACCAGACTGTTTGTGATTGTATTGCCAACCCCGACTTCCTCTAGCACGTCCACCTTTGATACCGGCTTCACGCATGGCATCCAGTTTTTCTCTTTGTGTGCCTTCTACCAGGTGTGTGGGTTCACAGCACAGCTTGTTATGGCAAGTGTGATTCACATTGCGTTGTGCAGGCAAGCGACCGCGATCGATCATGAATGCCAAACGGTGCACAGTCATCATACCAGCGGCTTTTTTGCCTGGAGTTTTTATAGGAGCTCCAGTGGCAGGGTCCACTGCTCTAAAACCAATAAAGCCATAACCGGCATTGTTCTTTACTGCACTGGTCCAGACCAAACAACCCGAAGGTTCACGTTGCAGTTTGCTGTGAAACAATTCCAAATTCACATAACGATCTACCACTAGATCTGTCAGGCGTAATCTCTTATCTGGCATTTTGATATCCTTATTCTATATGTATTATATATGACTGCTAAATAAAAGTATATAGGAAATGAACCGAAATGAGCAAATACACACATACCACAGCAGATGCTTGGCGTTGGCGCCGGGCCATACACACCGATGTCGAGCAAATCATTGCCTTGGCTGATCAACATTTTGCCGCAGAAATTACCGAAGTTTTTGAAAAGAGCGCCACACGTTTGGCCTATTACTTGCATAGTGCTATACTGAATATGCATTATGGCCTCAATCAACACCTGATCACAGTGGCAGTGGTGGATGATCGTGTGATAGCCTGGGCCTGGATTGAACGTGGCAAGTATCAGGTCTATGCCAATGAAGAAATGGCTGTGGCTGAATTTGCACACGTAGATTTGAGTCTTTCAACAAGAACACGTATGTGTTTGGTTGCACAGACGATAGAATCGTGGATACTATGGTGTGAACTCAATCAGGTGCCAGTGCTGTGTTCCACAAGTATTAGAGAAGATCAGGCAGGCTTTATGAGACTGCACGATCAATTTGGGTTTACCCGCAGAGGCAGTTTTGCATATCGTAAAATAGGAGATTAAAATGCGAACAATAGGAAAGAATGTTTTGGTAACACAACAGGCACGTGAAACAACCACAGCCGGTGGTATCATATTCAAAGATGACAATCAGGTTACCAAGGCCACTTGCATTGCAGTAGGTGAAGAAGTTAAAACCATCTCAGTAGGCGATGAATTAGTCATTAACTGGGGTGCGGCTGTGAAGATCAAAAACGGCACCGAAGAGTGCTTTGTTTTGCACGTAGATAACATTTTTGCGGTGGTTTGATATGGATTTAGGCGCCATAAGGATCACCTTGGATCCAGACTATCCAGACAAGGTAGAAATAGAAATGTTAGAAAATGGAGTTGGAGTTGAAGGTGGCCAGTTTGATTTGGGCGGCTTGATCAAAGCAATCAAACAGTTTTACAACGACAATTACTAATGCAGTTTGACCAAGGCCACAATTACTGCAATTAGCGCAGTGATTGCTGCGCCTGCCCAGCTTAGATATGTTTTATAACGATTGGCGCTGTTGTTGCCTAGATGATCTTTGATTTCAAGCAACACCGTTTCAAGTTTTTCAAAACGTTGATCCACGCTGTCAAATTTGCTTATCAATTGCAAATAACGTTGTTCACACAACTGCACGTGCAAGGCTAGGTTATCTGCTTCGGCGGCCACTGGGCCGATTACTTGTGTATCACTCACCGCGACGTCCTCTGTCAGTATGACGTCCTTCAATTTCCAATGTGGCTTCAATCTTCCAACAGAAAGTAGCAATCTTTTGGATATGATCAGCGGCCATATTGCACACGTCTGGATAGTTGGCTTCTTGTCCAGCTTCATCCATTTCGTGATATAGATCAATCATTTTATATAAATTATCCAAGGTATCCATCAACATACCATCAGCATCCATTGCCGGCATTAGGTCAGCAATTTCGCTCAAAATCATAATACCATCAATGGTTTCGGGCACACGACCCACACCACAGGCCTGTATTTCTTCACCCAATACATCTATATTCTCTTCAAGATATTGATAAATTTTGCCCAACAATTTGTGATCACTCATAAAGTTGCGACCACGCACATTCATATGGCTAGCGTGAGCACGTTGATAGGCCACAAAGTTTGATGCATAAACTCGTTCTAATACGTCGTGTAAATTTTGTAAACTCATTTCAGTTCCTTATTGTTGATTAAAATTTCTATATGGACCATATTGATGTGCCAATTGTTCCATACGTTGTATAAAATTCATAGCTGTTGGTGGTTGTGATGGCGTTGCTGGAGCTTGCATAGCAGCAAATGCCGGAGTGCCTGGTGCAGGATTACCTGCTGTGTTAAAATTTTGAACAGCTGCACGTTGATTCATTGCACCTGCTTGACCTTGTGTTTGTGCCAGGCCACGTTGAACCATTGCATAAGGATTGTTTGCATATTCAGCGGCTGTTGGATTTTGGCGAATCTTTTCTTGTTCATAAGCAGCCATTTGATATGGAGCTGCAAACATACTTTCAGGGCCCAATGCACCACGAACCAATGCACCACCAACATTTCTAACACCACTTGTTGCACCTGACACAGCATCTCTTAACGTTGCATTTGCCCAAGGATGTCCAGCTACATATGATTGAACTCCTTTTCTTAAACTTTTAATAGGATGTGTTACCCAATGTGCAGCAACACCGGGAGTAACTTCATTGTATAATATTTTACCAACACTTGCTAGATCACGTATACCACCACGTGTGGCCTGTTCAGCAAATTGTGTAACAGGTCCTGCACCATATCCTGCACCTGCTGAACTTGGGTAACCACTGGTTGGTGTTACCAAAGTATTTTTTACAGCATTTAAAACCTGTGGTGCTGGATTAACACCAGCAGCTGGTTGTGCAGATTGTTGTCCAACAAATGATTGAATATCAGCATCACTAGTGCCTTCAGGCACTTCTAAAGTGAAACGTTCACCATTTTGTTCAACGGTAACTCTTTCCATTGCCATTACTGTATCTTCTCACGTTTAATAATTTTAATGCCACTGGTATTTGGTGTTGTGGGTTCTTGACCACGACCAACACCTGTGCCAGCTTGTTGTTGACCAAATTCTAAATTGCGTTTCAATTTACCTTCAGCATTGTTAATCCAAGTTGTTACATAAGCAGGACTACTTGTTGCGCTAGGTTTGTTTTGCACC